TTGTCCTTTTTGTGCTTCGATACCAGCCAATTTTGCTAAACTACTATTTTGAGTGGCTGCAAACACAGCACCATACGTTCTATTGTATAATGCATCTAATCCTCCCTGTAGTTCAGGAATCATACCCGAATACAAAGATTCCATCATGGTTGATACTGCACTATTTGATAGATTCTGTATTTTTTTAGTTACACTCGCAACATCTGATAAAAAGTCTGTACTTTCACTCGCAACTGATAATAAATTATCCAAACTTGCAGATACTTTTCCTATAAAATTATCGGCACAAGAGTCAGCAGATATCGATGTCTTTCCAAGAGTAGATGATGCTGATATTTTACCATCTCCGTTTTCTTTTCTTGTAACAGGAGACTCTTGTGCGGTTGTTTCTGCGCTACCAGACTCATTTGCTTTTAGTGTTCCATTTGGTGCTGGTATTTTATCAGTATATCCTGTAAATGGTACAAATCCAATCGATTCAGATGGTAGATCTTGTGGTACATCATTTGTTCTTGCAAAAGCTCCTAATATTACTGGTTGTTGTGCTGTCTCACCATCGAGAAAAAATCCAATCACAACATCACCTGGTCTTAATGCAACAGACGTTGCAAAATTTGCTCCACCAGTGCCTGATGTGGAGGGAAGCATGATATTTGCCCAAGGTAAATTTTTATCTTCTAAGTCTGCTTTCGAAAATGGATGATACCCCATGATACGAACTTTAAGACGACGACCCCATGATGGATTACCTTCTTTAGGTGCAAGTTGCTCACCCTGAACATTCGCAGGTGCAATTTGACCTACCCACCAACGAAAACCATCTTTTCCTACAAAATTAGTTTTTAATAACGATTCATCTATCATGATTCACCTCCATGTAATCCATAGGTATCTCTTACTAATGTCATAGAAGTAAATGATCTCTTTGCCTCAAAGTGATGACATAATTCTTTAATCATATACTTACCACTTTCTTCGGAGTCATATTCATTTTTATCCTCTCCTGATATTTTTGGAAACAGACAATTAATAATATCACCAGCTTTTAAATCAGTATTACAAGGAACTGTCATACTCATACTCTGTGTCATTAATAAATTATATCTTACAACATTTTGTCCTTGATATTTATCAGCGGGGTAATTATCATCTTTTGACACAGTAGTTGAAGCACCAACATCTACAATTTGCGATACAACTCTTGTGGGTAATTGATCTAAAGTTAATTTAGAATCATCAGATATTTTTGGTAATTGTAATTCCTTTGTTCCAAGATTGTTCATTCTGTCATTTTTCTTTGGAGAATTTTTATCCCCATAATTATAAACTTCTTGTTTAAATTGAAAATTAAGGGGATTAAATGTCAATCTTGTAAAAGAATATGTTCCCATTCTTAAATTTTCAACTAAATTTTGATTTTTATCTATATTATATTTAAGAATATTAAAATCATTATTTCGAGTTATTGAACTCTTATTTACATCAGTGTATCTATATGTCGCTTTCGGAGGTTTTTTAATTAAAGAGTCAACAGAAGAAAATTGAAATCCATCCTGAGTTTGAAAGAAAACAAATCCTGCGGTTGCATCTCCTGATTTGTCGGGTATGGATTTTGATGCTAGTGAAATTAATGTTGAGAAAGGTTTTCTTAAATTACCCACAAAATCATAAGATCCTTTTGTTGATTCCACTTTATCAAGTTCTGACTCATCAACATTAAATCCGATTAACGGATCTGTTAGAATTTTTTTTACAGTTTCACTGATAATTCCATTATATCTTTTGAATACTCTTGTTGTTTCATTAGTAATTGCCTCCCTAGACACTAAGTTGAGTAAAAAACTCTCTCTTTGCGTTTCCTGAAGAACTTGAGTAATACTTGACACAAACAAATATTTTTTAGGATCAGTGAAATCAAGTCCAGTTTTTTCTTTACTATTGTTATTTGCTTTTCCTTGATCTAAAATCTTCATTGTCAATCTCTCTCCACCACGAAGAGGTAGACCATTATATATTGATTGTTTCTCTTCTTTTCCCTCCGCTTTTATGGTATGTCCCGTGTTTATAACTCGTATTTTTGCAGTTACAGTTGGTGAGAGAATATCCTCATAATAATCGACACTTACAACTCCTGCCCTCAAATCAACGGTTCTCTTGGATCCATCATTTGATTCAAGTGTAAGTTCTTCAAAACTAGATGCTTCTGATGCTGGCATGGCTAAGATAGAGATAGGGTGAATCGATCTTTAATACTATTATTTTTTTGAACTATAATCATAGTGTTTCCTTCAGATTCCGTTTCCCCCTGCAATTGAGACTGACCACCTTTATTTCCAACGATCATCACTGTATTTTTTGCTTCTCTTTTTGGTGTAATAGTGATTGTGTTTACTCTTTTTTTAGGTTTAATAATATTTAACTGATCACCAGTTTTTGTCACTGAATTATTTACTAGAGTATTAGATGTTTCTTTACTATCTGTAAAATTTTTAATATTTCCAGATTCACCAGAAGAACTATCAGAAGATTCTTTGTCTTTTAAATTTATTTGATTTAAATTACTTTCTTCGGTGTTGATCGGTTCAATTTGTTCAGTTAAATTTGAAAATTCAGAACCTATAATATCACGTCCTGTTCCTTCCTTTTGAATTGTTTGAAAAGTTTGTTTGAAGTTTTCATTTTTCATATCGATAGTTTTTTGCAAATCACTGGTGCTTGAATTGACACTACTCATTTCACGAGCACCAGATTCAAAATTGTTTTTCATGTCACCGAATGAATTAATTAAAGTTCCAAATGCATCTTTTATACTATCTGAAATACCTGATAGATCAGTTGATACTATAAAATTAAAAACTTTCCCAACTACTTTACCTATTGATTTATAAAATCCAAATATACTATTAAAAAAATTCTTTACTTTGTCGATAGTATCACGAATTGTATTAACAACTTTTTTAATAGATTCAATAATTTGTGGAAGTTTGTCTACAACAAATCCCATTATAAGTATTTGAACAAGTGATATTAATCTTTCTAAAACACTTCCTCCTAAACCCTTAGTTTTTTGATCTCCTGTTTTTTGTGTATTTTTTTGCGTATTTTGTTGTTCTAATAATGCCTCTTGCTCTCTCCTCTTTTTTTCAAGTCTTCTTCTTCTCACATATCTTTTTTCTGCGACACGAAATCTCTTTTTGATCTTGGCATTTTTCATAGTGCTTTTAGTCACACCTTTTAATATATTCGCAGACTTTGCTGCGACCTTTGCTCCAATTTTAAGTACTGCTGAAACTGCCATTTACACCACCATATTATATTGAGTCTGAGAATACAATGTAAAAGTGTTATCAGGATCTGAGGATGATATATTAGGAATAGATGTTGCTATTTTTTTACTCCTCTGCGTAACTTGAGTATTTGCACCTTGTTTTTGTGTCATGTCAATTATTGTAGGACTGGGATCTTGAAGTCTTGTAATATCTTTTTTTAAGTTTGGTTTTGAAATATTTACAGAATCAACTGTTTCTTTTTTATCAAAAGCACCAACATCTCTTGCGATCAAGGCAGCGTCAATTCCAACAGATGCAGCAGTTCCAAGACCAGGAATTGTTGACGCAGCACCAGAAGCTAATTCAAGAGCAGCACCAGAAAAATCACCTGCCATGGCTCTTTGAGCAGCAAAAATAGCACCAAGACCCAATCCAAGTAATGGAAGTTTTTTAGCAAGAGATTTTCCTAAACCTTTTTTGACAGCATTTTTAGCAGTTTTCTTTGCAACTTGCTTACCTATTTTTCCAACACCCTTTTCAACTACTTTTTCCGTCACCTCCTTACCTGTTTTTTTCATTAATAATTTACCCAGTTTTTTACCACCAACAGCAGTTGCTAATCTTGGTAATAATTTTTGCGGACCTCTTCTAAAAATAGAAAACAAAGTTTTAGAAATTTTTCCAATATTTCTTATAGCACGAATTGATCCAAATATTAGATCTGGAATCAACATAAGTCCTCGACTCGCAATGAGGAAAATACCACCAAGAACTCCGAGTCCTTTTATCATTTCATTTCTCATTTTCTTAAAAGTCTCAGTATCACCAGACGCATTTGCCTGAATCATACGAAATGCTTTATCTAATACAAATCCTCCAAAAATTAATAGTAACGCATCACCTAATCTAGTAAATATACCTTTTACTTTTTTAACTACTGACTGTACTGGTTTAAGAAGACTTTTACCAACTGATTTTCCTACACCCTCTAAAAGTCCCTCCTTTCTTTTTCTTCTATCTTTTTCATTATCAATTTGCTCTGTTTTAAGTGATTCTCTTCTATCTCGATTTTCATTTTCAGTATCAGTTGTGATAAAACCAGTTATTTTTTGTACAGTTTGTTGAATATTTGCGACAGACGATATTAATGAATTGATTAAATTGTTTGGTTTTTGCTGATTAACCTTTACAATTGAACCAGATTTCCCAAATACCTTATTTGCATTTATTTTTCTTCTTCTAAATATTGCAATTCTCTCCCTTTTAGATAGTATTCTACCAGTAGAAGGATCCACACCAGTATCTGCAGCATCCAAATTTGGATTACTTTGTAAATTAAAAAACTGATCCTTTGAGATGTTAGATGCCACTTTGTTGTTTTTGTCTTAAATTTTCCTCTTCAATATATTGTTCCAAGAGTGTGACATATACGTCTTTCTCCCATGGAATCATATTTTCTATCTCTGTTAGAGAGTATTTATGGTGTTGCACTAATGCAAAATTGACTTTAAAGTATGACTCTAAACTTGTGTGAGCCATACCTACTCGAAAAAAGATGATAACCCTTCTAAAATAACCTCATTTTCAATTTTTGTTTTTGGATTCTTTACCTTTATCTTATGTGATAATTTAGGCATTGTATCAAAAAACATTTCAATTTCTTTAAATTGTTTAGAACTTAATTGCTCTAAAAATTCTGTCATTTCTTTTTTAGTGCAATCAGAAGAAGTCCATGATTCTTCTTCATTGTATATTTGATCTATACACGATATAACCAAATCAAATGACTCATCAACACCCACACCATCACTTAAATCAAAATTAGTTTTAATGAATTCATTCAAAGAAGGATATCTCATTCTCATTACTAAATCATCATCCAATTTTATATCTTTTTGATGTTTTGGATCTCTTTGAATTTTAATCTCATCTAAAGGTATCATTACAGGCACTTGTGTTTCATTGTCATCAGGACACGTAATAAGAACTTCTACATTCTCACCAACTGATTTTCCCCTTATATTTAAGAAAAGATATTCAATATCAAAAGTAGATAATTTATCAACTTTGATTCCTCTTGATAATATACAGTTATTGATAACAGTCTTCAACGCATTTGTTATCTGTTTTTGATCTTCAGATTCCATCGCAATAATTAAGATCTTTTCTTCTTTTACTAAAAATGGTCTATATTTTATTTTTCGATCAGAAGAAGGAAGAACCAACTCATATGTCGGTGTCGCAATTTTTGGTAATGGCATAATGTTTATAACACTTCAGTATTTTTATTTATAGGACTTTTTTGAAATCCTGACAGACTAAAAATTTTAGGGAATTTTTTTCCCCGATTTTTGGAATTAAAAGTCTATTTTGGTTTAGGATCTTGCCTTTTCTATATTCTCACTCCTCTTTTTATTAAAAGCAAGACTTGTTTCTTTACCTGCAATATATCTTTCATAACTAAACGTCACATTAGCTCTGAGTACATCAGAACTACCATACTGAACAGGGGTAGAAGAAAAGTTGATTGGGAACAACCCAAAGAAAGTGTACTCTATCTCTGAACGATAATCCACGTTAAATTTTACTATTTTTGTTTTATCACATTTATAACCCGAATTACCACGAGGATATCTCATTCTATAAAAATAACCAAGTCTATCTTTTCTTACTGCAAATGATGTTTTTTCAGATCCACTTGCAATATAATCTATCCAATGTTCAAAGAATTTTATTATTTTATAATCTTTATCAACATAAAATTCTAACGAAAGTTCTGTAAATATTCTTGAATGTGCAAATTTTTCCTGCACTCCTGTAAAATTACCAAATATATCAGTTGTAGCTAAAGAACTACCAGGTATTGATGCTTGACTACATAGTAATCCAGCATTTTCAGTGATAAATCTTCTATTCACACCTTTAGTTCCAAGAAACCTGAATAGGTCTGGTTTTAACCCATCGAAGAACACCTGATAATGAGATGTTTGAGCTACATTAGTCAGTATTGGTTTGATATCAGCTATTTTCTTAGGACGAACCA